TGTGTTGGCTAACGATGAAGGGGAATACTTCTGTAATGATGCTTATGACCTTTGCCCTGAATGCTTAGTTAAAGTACAGGCTTTTATTGAAGGCGAGAAGAATAAATGAAAATTGATTATAGTGCTCTGAGTGACGACATAGAGCTACAAGTAAATACACAGGGTTATACCTTGGGTGATCATGCCGATACTGTGCAAAATATAGCAGATGCAATAAATATGTGCTATCTACACAGCGTAATTACAAATGGAGAGTGCAGAAGAGCAAGGGAAAGACTGCATGTAATACTAATAAATAATATTAAGAAACTGGAGGATTAACGATGAAAGAAAAAGACGAGGAAGTCCGCATCTCCCCACGTACTGGGAAACCTGTAGACTCACGTCAGGCACCTAAAACAAGAAAAAAAGCTAAGAAGGTTTTACCAAACGTCACCGAACATTATGTTAAATTACATAATGCTCTTGTACCAAATGCTAAGCCCGGAGATATGACAAAATACATCAACCTCAACGCAGAACTTTACAACCTACCTGATATCGACCTACGTAACACGGATGAAGTCCTTAACAGGCTTAATGAGTATTTTAATATCTATGCTAAGTATGACACTAAACCAACTGTTGCGGGTATGGCTATGGCGTTAGGAATGAGTAGACAGAGGTTACATAGTATTGCTACGTGTAGAGCCACTGGTGGGGATGGATATAAAGACAGCCTGCCCCGAGCCGTCGCGGACTCAATCAAAAAAGCGTACATTTTGTTAGAAAATCTGCACGAAAATTATATGATGGACGGCAAGGTTAACCCAGTAACAGGTATATTTATGGCAAAGAATCATTATGGATATGTGGACAAAACTGAACATACGGTCACACCTGTTCAAAAAACAGAGGAAGATTATTCAGCAGATGAGATAAGACAGAGGTATATTGAGGATAAATCGAACGACGAAAATGCATAAAAATCAGTTCACAAAATGTGAAGTCGAAAAGAGCAGGTTACAAAAATAGTGACCTGTTCTTATTATTTTACGACTTTGTAACCAAACGACTTTGAAGTAGTTTATTTTTGATTTACTACTTTGAGAGCGTATATAGGGACATATATCAAAATCTTTTGTAATGCAGACTGCTAGCGACTTTCAGAAGATTTTGAAAAAGTTAAGGGGAGTAGTTGAAGTAGTTTATTTTCAATTTCTGCGTAGTTTCGGAATAAATACGCGTGTAATATAGAGAAAATATACGCAAAAACTAAAAAACAACTACTTCAACTACTTATTAACTACTTTGCAACTTTGAAATGCAGTGTTGGTGGGACTTTGAGCGACTATCGACTTTTGGCTTGCGACTATCGACTATGAAAAAATTACAAACGACTTTCGACTTTGGAAATAAAACACCTCTGTAAGCTCGTAAAATCAATTTTAAGACATTTTAGGGTATAGGGTGGGAGTAGATAAAAAAGGGCTTAAAATTGAAAATAGAGGGATTAAACACGAGAGCGGAAGTTTCGGCTCTCGGCAGGACATAAGAAAAAGCCCCCGGGATGGGAGCTTAAATGTTATATCCAGCCTCTCTTAGTTTCTCCACTGATACAAGCGGAATACGCATTCCGCGCGTTTTTTCGGCTGATTGTGGTTCGGCTTTTCCTTGTGGTTTTTTGGTTGGTTCCTCTAACCAATCTTTGAATAGAACAGGATTGACACAATCAATTATAAAGGCTGTAACACTCAAACCGCGCTTGTCTGCTGCCTTTTTAATGTCTGCTTTAAGTTCTTTCTTGACGTGTAGACGGATGTCCGCCATTTTGCTTAAATACTTAGCATTTGCACGCTTTCTCGCTTCTTTTGTCATTGTTTGCCTCCTTTGTTGGTTAGTGTATGTCCCTATACATTTGTAATATGTATGTCCCTAGATGTCAATATATCAGTCCCTAGATACGGTAAAAATCTAGGGACATACACACAAAAAATCTAGGGACATACACGCTCGATATGTCCCTATACATTTGTATACGCTAACACATTTTTAACTTCACAAAAGGTGAAATCAAAATGTATAAATATACCCTTGTACCTGTAACGGGATACAAGGGTAAAATTATTATTCGACTTTCGACTTTTAAAATCTTTTATAAATATCTCTGCGGTGTCCTATTTCAACAATAATTATAATTACTTTGTCCTGCTGTACGTCACATATTAGACGATAATCGCCCACCCGGTAACGCCACAATCCTTTTTTATCGGCGGTTAGGGGCTTACCGTGTTGAAATGGGTTTGTACAGCCTTCTAAGTTCTTATTGATCCAGTTTTTTAATAATGCTTTGGTGTATTGGTCCAGCTTTTTAATAAATTTGCGGGCATTACTGGAGTATTCAACGGTATAACTCATTTTATCCCTCCCAAACATCATTATGCGAATATGTAACGGGGTTTTTCAAAAATTCGTTATAAGCTTCTTCCGCGATGATTGTGTCATATTCGTCCTCAATCGCTTCAAGCGTTGATGATTTCAAAGCCTGTTCTATGGTGATGCCGTGGATTTTAGCGTAGCTTTCAATTAGTTGTAATTCGTCATCAGTTAAATTAATGGTAATACTCATATTAATAACCTCACTTTCTAATTTAGAAGATTGTCAAGATCTAAGTGCGGGGAATGGTTCAGGCGGTCAATTAAAATGTTTTGCCGCTTACGCGGTCAACCAATTTCAAATCGCAATCTAGGGCGGCGGCTATGTCCTCTATACTCTTCCCACTCAAATTATCCCTTGATAATTTAACTGATAACACTTTAGAATCAGTATTGAGCCGTTCGGCTAGCTCTGCCATTTTGATATTTTTCTCAATCATTGCTATTTTAATGTTTTTAGATAATCCCATAATATTAAACCTCCTTTTTGTTTTATGTCATTATTATATAGAAAATTATTAAGGTAGTCAACAACAATAAAAATATTATCAAAAACGATAACAAAAGTATTGACAACGATAATATCATAATATATAATAAGATTATCAAAAACGATAACAAATCAATTTCAGGAGGTAAACACCATGACAAATTACAATTATAAGAAAGCTGTAAAAGACGATATTAAAAATTATATAAATGACAACATTAACTTAGCTGATTACGCAGACGTAGAAGAGCTACAGGAGTATTTACAAGATACGCTCTGGGCTGAGGACAGCGTAACAGGTAACGGATCCGGTTCTTACACTTGTAACACTTATGAGGCTGAGAACAACATAGCTCACAACTGGGATTTATTAAATGAAGCACTTGAAGAGTTCGGCAGCTCTGATATTAACATACTGGAAAAGGGCGCAGAGTGGGCAGATGTAACAATTAGATGCTATTTACTTTCTGAGTGTATAGCCGAAGTATTAGAGGAGGTAAAATAATATGTTGGGAGATTTTGAAAATTTATGTAATGAGTTCAGAGAGAATAAAAGGCTTATTGAGGAGCTGGAAGCATACAATGATACTATTAAGGCTAATATTATTAATTTGATGGGAGACAATGACACTATAATACAGGGCGCAGCCAAAGCCACATACAAGACAATAGTATCTAACAAGTTCAATAGTAAGCTATTCAAAGAGGAGCACCCTGACACATACACTGCTTATTGCTCTGAGACAGTAACAAAGAGATTTACAGTTGTTTAATACGATAGTATAATGAGTTTAATAAATGAATGGAGGTATATATTATGTTCGGTAATTTGTTCTTTTTGATATTCTGTGTTGTAATGTTCTTTATATTCCTGTTAGATGATTTATTGAAAGGGAATAAATAATATAAGGGTAGTCGCTTAGATGGTGGCTACCCTCTTTTTTGTTTTAAGTGTTATGGGTACGGTGAGCTGAATGGGCTACTGTACTGTATTCATTGTGTGAAATATGGCAAATTGAGGAGTAACGCAGCTATATTATTGAGGGTACCCGCGGGGGAAATATATCAAATGAATTCGCAGGTATTGAGTAGCTTAAATATCCCTGAAAAATTAAAAAGCTGTTTTTACACAACATATTGTGATATACTGTTAAAACAAAGTGTGAAAATAATTGATGGTTGTGCGTTATCGCAAGGGAGTAATCTCAAACGGTAGCGCACTTTTTATTTTAGGAGGCATTATGGAAGAGCTGCTTAAAAAAATTTCCGAAAAAATAAAAAAGACACCCTCAGAGCTAACGGCATACGAGGACTTGTACTATATGTGTCTTGATTGTGTGGGAAGTGATACAGAGCTAGCAGTTAAGTATGGCAGATATTTGTCGGAGGTTATAGAAGAACAGATACCAAAGACAGATGATGAAGAGGATATGAGACAGCTGTTTGGGTTGCATAAGAAGGTGTTGCTGATGTTAGCACCGTATGACTTTGAGAGTTATTTGTTATATATTGAGTGGGAGAGAGACCCTGATAAAAAGTTTTATGCACCCAGACGAAAAGCGTTAAGACAAGTGGTGGTGGAACTACAAAACTTAGTAGACAATAAACTGGACTTGTTAGCCATATCTCTTCCTCCCGGAGTTGGGAAAAGTACGCTTGCCATCTTTTATCTTACTTGGCTAGCTGGTAGAGAACCCAACAAGCCAATGCTGACTGGTTCACACAGTAACTCATTTGTGAGGGGCGTGTATGATGAGTGCCTGAGGATATTAGACGGTGAGGGGGAGTATTTGTGGCACGATGTGTTTCCCGGGCTGTCTGTATCTAACACTAATGCCAAGGATTGTAGAATAGACATTGACAGGCGGCAGAGGTTTGAGACACTGGAGTTTACATCCATCGGAACAGGAAATGCGGGTCTGTACCGTGCCGCAACATTGCTGTATTGCGATGACCTTGTGAGTGGTATTGAGGTAGCGTTGTCTAAAGAGAGACTAGATAAGCTGTGGGAGATTTACACAACTGACCTGAGGCAGAGAAAGATAGGAAATGTATGTAAGGAATTGCACATTGCTACGAGGTGGTCAGTACACGATGTAATAGGCAGGCTTGAGGAGAGATACGAAGGTAGTGACAGGGCTAAGTTTATTAAAATACCTGCACTCGATGAGAATGACGAGTCTAACTTTGATTATCCGTATGGCTTGGGATTTAGTACTGAGTTTTACCACGAACAGAGGGAGACAATGGATGAAGCGTCTTGGAGGGCGTTGTATATGAACGAACCTATTGAGCGTGAGGGATTATTGTATCATAGGGACGAACTGAGGAGGTACTTTGAGCTTCCTATAGGAGAGCCTGACGGAATACTGGGAATATGTGATACCCAGGACAAGGGTGCGGATTATGCGTTTCTGCCTGTAGGATATGTGTATGGTAATGATTACTATATTGATGATTGTGTATGTGACAACAGTCTTCCTGGGGTGATAGATGCCAGACTTGCAGATATACTTATTAGACATAAAGTTCAGATGTGCAGGTTTGAGAGTAACTCAGCAGGGGGCAGGATTGCAGAAAAGATACAGGGGATTGTGAAAGAAAAAGAAGGTATTACTCGTATTACTACAAAGTTTACAAGTGTAAATAAAGAGACCAAGATAATATTAAACAGTGCCTGGGTGAAAGAGCATTGTCTGTTCAAAGATGAGAGTTTATACAAGAGGCAAAGTGATTATGGTAAGATGATGAATATGCTCACATCTTATACGGTTGCGGGTAAGAATAAGCATGATGATGTGCCTGACGGTATGGCTATGTTTTCTGAATACGCTCAGAGTTTTAATTCGGCTAAGGTGAAAGTGTTTAAGAGACCATTTTGAATAAATATACAAAATACTTTACAAATACTGCATATTAGTGTATAATACACATTATAAGTGAATAAATATACATTATGGAGCGCATTATTGCGAGAGGTCTAGACCTCGAACGTTAGTGCGTTCTTTTTATTTTGAGAAAGGAGGTTTAATGCAGAGTCCAACGAAAAATTTTAGCGGAAGACGCGTTATTACGTCCTGTGTTGACGTGGTAGACGAGAGCAACGTACTGGAAGTGCTGAGAGAAGTGCTGTATATGCACGACTTGAACCGTGCTGAAATTGATTATCTGTGGAGATACTACAGAGGCGAACAGCCTATAAGATTCCGTGAGAAGGAAATAAGACCTGAGATTTGCAACAAGATAGTGGAAAACAGAGCAAATGAAATTGTGTCATTCAAAGTTGGCTATCTCTGTGGTGAACCTATCCAGTATGTAAGTAGAAGTAGCGATGAGAAAATTGTTGAGCAGATAAATCAGCTTAATGAAATGATGTTCTCGGAGGATAAAGACGCGAAAGACCAGGAACTTGTTGAATGGCAGATGATATGCGGTACAGCGTTTAGGTTTATTAGTCCTGACGATAAGGGGGAAATAGAAAATGCACCTTTTGAGATTTACACATTAGATCCTAGAGATACATTTGTTGTTTATTCTGAGGATATCGGTAATAAGCCTCTTATGGCGGTTAAGATAGGTAGGAATAAAGACAGGAATATCAAATATTCAATATATACCGATAAAATGTATTTTTTGATTGAGAATATGAAAATATCGGAAAGTAAGCCACATCCTTTGGAAGAAATACCAATATTTGAGTATCCGGCTAACAATGCTAGGTTAGGAGCATTTGAGATAGTTCTTCCTCTGCTTGACGCTATCAATAACGTTGTGAGCAACCGTCTTGATGGCGTTGAGCAATTTATACAGGCGTTCATTAAATTTGTGAACTGCGATATATCCAAAGACGAGTACAAAGAGTTCTTGGAACTGGGTGCTATTAAGGTTAAGTCGGTTGACGGTCAGAAAGCCGATGTGGATATGGTTACAACGGAGCTTAATCAGGAGCATACTCAGACACTCAAAGAGGATTTATATAATGCAGTGCTTACGATATGTGGTATGCCTAACAGAAACGGTGGCTCATCCACAAGTGATACCGGAACAGCGGTGTTGTTAAGGGATGGTTGGTCTCTTGCAGAAGCAAGAGCGAAAGATTCTGAACACATGTTCAAGAAATCGGAAAAGAAAATGCTGAAATTGGTTCTAAGAATTTGCCGGGATTATGCTGATTTTGATTTACAGCTCAAAGATATAGCAATGAAATTTACCCGTAGAAATTATGAGGCAATTCAGAGCAAATCACAGGTGTTGGTATCAATGTTACAGCAACCTAAAATCCACCCTAGACTTGCTTTTCTACATTCGGGGCTGTTTACGGACGCGGAATCAGCCTATGCAATGAGTAAAGAATATTACGAGGAATGGGAACAGAAAAACAGTGTTAGTGAAAACACTTCAAAAAACGCAGATGTCAGTCAAGACACAAAAACAGAAAGTGAGAATAATACATGACATTACAGGAATTATTGAAAGATAGTTACAAAGAAGGAATGACAGTTGAAGAGATAGAGGCGGCATTAAATGATTTTACCTTACCTGAGGACAAATCAGCTGAAATAGAAAAGTTAAAGAATACTGTGTCTAAAGCTAACAGTGAGGCTGCCGAATTCAAGCGTAAATTACGCGAAACTTTGTCTGATTCCGAACAGAAAGCTCAGCAGGAAGCGGACAGAGTGGCTAAACTTGAAGCTGATTATGCTAAGTTGCTTCACGAATCTACTGTCACACAGCGTAAGGCGGACTTTTTAGCGTTGGGATATGATGAGAAGTTGGCTTCTGAGACAGCTGAAGCATTAGTGAATGGGGATTTTGCTACAGTTTTTGCCAATCAGGGGAAGCACCAGACAAATCTTGAAAAGAAATTTAAGGTTGACGCTCTAAAGGAAACACCGAAACCTGTAGGCGGAACCGGTGGCGGAATTGACTTTACTAAACTTACACTTACAGAAAAAGCGAAAATGAAACTTGAAAACCCAACATTATTCGATGAGTTATCACAGAATTAGGAGGAGTGATTTATGCCAAAGAGTTACTTGAATTTTCCGTTTGATGCGGAATTGTTTTTACAGGCTTGGGGAAGTGCGCCAGACCCTGTAAAGGTCGCAATGCTTAACAGCGAGGCACTTGTGGAAGACCCTACAATTGCAAGTCTTATTCAGAATGATGGTAATTTGTACACCATTCCGTTCTACAACGTGCTTGAGGGCAACGAAGTAAATTACGATGGTAAGACAGATATTACCTCTACTGAGACTAGTGCAGATTCTCAGACAGGTGTAGTTTACGGTAGAGCTGCAGGACACACCGCAAGGGATTTTGTAGCTGAGTTATCAGGAGCGGATCCATTCGGTAATATTGTCAATAAGATTGCTGATTTTTGGGCTAAGAAGCGTCAGGCTAAAATTCTCGGTATCTTAAATGGTATTTTTGACATTCAGGGAGACACTGATTGGGCAAAGCATACTGTAAATATTGCGAAAAGTTCAGGTGCAGTAGCGAAGATTGCGGAAACAACTCTCAATGATGTTATGACAGATACATTGGGTGACAATAAAGAGCTTTACTCTATGGCTTTTATGCATTCAAATGTTGCTAAAACACTTGAAAACATACAGGTCTTAGACTTCTGGAAACAGACAGATGCTAACGGTATTCAGCGTCCTATGAGACTTGCCAGTGCAAACGGACTGTTAGTCGTTGTTGATGACAGTGTACCGGTTGATACCACTACTCCAACACATCCTAAGTACACAACATACCTGTTGGGAAAAGGTGTGCTGAGAACTGCGAGGGGTAGGGTTGATACTCCAGTAGAAAAAACAAGAGACCCGCTTAAAAATGGTGGACAGGACACTCTTATCACAAGACATAGAGAGACCATTCATCCAAATGGCTTCAGTTTTAAAGTTCCTAGTACAGGTTGGACAGAATCCCCAACAGACGCACAGCTTTTTGATAAGGCGAACTGGGAGCGTAAGTTTAACCATAAGGCTATTCCTATGGCAAGGCTCATTACTAACGGTTAAATAAGAGGAGGTGGATAACATGACGGAAAGTGAGAAACTAACTACACTAAAAGCTATGGTAGGTAGCTCTGATACAGACGAAGTGTTATCCGCCTATTTGAATATAGCCGGTAGTAAGATACTTACTAAGGTATATCCGTACAATAATGAAATAGAGGAAGTGCCTAAAAAATATCACACATTACAATGTGAGATAGCGACATACCTCTTAAATAAGAGGGGTGCGGAAGGGCAGAAGACACATTCAGAGAACGGAATATCCCGTACTTATGAAAATGCGGATATTCCGGAATCAATGTTAAGAGTGGTTACACCTTTTTGCGGAGTGATTAAATGAGAACATTAAATCGTAATAAGACAACATTTTATTATGCCTTGTACGAGGGTAAAGCACCCATAGTCGATGATTATGGGAATGCTACTGGAGAATATGAGGTTAAATACTCACAACCTCACAAGTTCTTAGCTAACATCTCAGCGGCAAACGGTAAAGCCGATGTAGAACAGTTTGGAGCAAATGTTGATTACGACAAGGTAATTGTGGGAGATGAGATATTTCCCCAGATTGACGAATACTCCATTATGTGGATTGATACAATTCCTGTTATTGATAACGAGGGCAAAACGAAAACCCCACACGATTATATTGTTAAGAAAATAGCGAGAAGTCTTAACTCTATATCCGTTGCCGTGAGCAAAGTGGAAGTCTCGAGGTAGAGTGATGGGTAAGAAAGTAATCAGGTTCAGTTTATCGGAAGAGAGTATTGCCTCAGCCATTAGAGAGTTAAATAGCTATAAGAATGACATTGTTAAGAAATCTGAAATGCTAAGAGACAGAGTGGCTGAGAGGATAGCCATTGAAAGTCAGAGAGGATTTAACGGAGCGATTATATCAGATATCGTAAACGGAACATCAAAATACGCTAAGGTAAGTGTCTCAGTCGAGAAGACGGGAGCTACTACACTGGTCATAGCAAAAGGCGAAGATGCGGTGTGGGTGGAATTTGGAGCTGGTGTTTACTACAACGGATCTGCTGGAAGTTCTCCACATCCTAAAGGCTCAGAGCTAGGTTTTACCATAGGTGGTTACGGATACGGTATGGGTAAAAAGAAGACTTGGGGATTCTATGAAGACGGAGATTTATTTTTGACACGAGGGGCACCGGCAAAAATGCCAATGTATAACGCATTAAAGCGTGCCTGTGAGGAAATAAGCATTATAGCTCAGGAGGTATTCGGATGATTGATATTGAAAATGAGATATTTGGGATTATTTCAGAAAAACTGAGAGTGAAATATCCAGGAATCTATATATCGGGCGAATACGTCAAGAGCCCACCGTCTTTTCCAAGTGTGTCATTAATTGAAATGGATAATCAGATATACCGTAGTACAAGGACAAATGAGGTTTTGGAAAATCACGTACAAGTAATGTACGAGATAAATGTCTATTCAAATAAGACAAAAGGCAAGAAAACAGAAGCGAAATCTATAATGTCAGTTATTGATACTGAGTTTGCAAGGTTAGGATTTACGAGGATAATGTACAATCCGATACCAAACGAACTTGACGCAACGATATACCGCATTGTAGCAAGATACAGAGCTGTTGTATCTAAAGACAAAGTAATTTACAGGAGGTAACAATATGGCTATTAGTTCATACAAAGTGTTCCTTATGGAAAAGGACACGGACTGGAAGAAACTTATTGATATTAAGGAATACCCTGATTTAGGTGGTGCACCCGAATCACTCGATACTACCACTTTATCGGATAAGATGAAGACATCAATCCCCGGTATTCAGAGTGTTGAAGCTCTTGAATTCCCAGCAAACTATACTCTTGCAGATTACAAGAGACTTAAAGCTATGGAAGGTTCAGAGAAAGAGTATGCCGTTTGGCTCGGTGGCACAGAGGGCGTAGATGGAGAAGTTACCCCCACCGGTTCAGACGGTAAGTATGAATTTAAGGGAGAGTTATCAGTATTTGTTAAGGGAGGCGGTGTAAACGAAGTTGTTGGTATGACTGTTACAGTTACACCATCAACACCAATCAAACAGAAAGCATAATAAAAAGGAGGATTTACAATGGCAAAGCAGTTAAAATTTCGTTACCAGGATAAAGAGTACACCTTAGAGTTTACAAGAAAGACAGTTGCGGAAATGGAGAGAAAAGGCTTTATTGCTGCGGATGTGTCAGATAAGCCGATGTCTACTCTTCCTGAGCTTTTTAGGGGTGCATTTCTTGCACACCACAGGTATGCTAAGCCTGAAATCATTGATGACATTTTTGACAAGATGACTAACAAAGAAGACTTAATTGGCAAACTTTCAGAAATGTATACTGAGCCTATTTTGTCACTTGTTGAGGAACCGGAAGAGGCTGAGGGAAACGTGGATTGGACAGCGAGCTTCTAAAAAGTTCTCTGTCCGACAATACAATGGGGAGCGAGCGTAATATCCGCTCAGCTTCCCCTTTTTATTACACAGAAACATTTAATAAGCACTTTCCGTATTATCTCTCAATAGGAATGACCTATAAACAATACTGGGAAGAGGATTGTATCTTGGTTAAATATTATAGAGAAGCAGATAAACTAAAAAGAGAGAGTGCTAATCAGGCTGCGTGGCTGCAAGGTATGTATTTTTACGATGCTCTTATAAGAGTATCTCCGGTACTTGCTGCGTTTGCCCCTAAAGGTACTAAACCTATAGCCTATATGAACGAGCCTTACCCTATAAGCAAAAACGATATTGTGGAAGCCGAGAGAAAACAGGCAGAAAGGGAAAAGGCTGAGATTAAAGCTAAGATGGAAGCATTTGTGGTGTCCAACAATAAACGATTTGAGAAAGGAAGTGAGTAAATGGCTACAATAGACAATCTTGAAATACAAATACAGTCTGATTCATCGTCTGCGGTAAGTAGCATAAATGAACTCGCTTCCTCTTTAAATAGGATTAAAAATGCAGTTAAAGGTGGTATCGGATTAAAAAGTGTGTCTAATCAGATAAGTGAGCTTGATTCATCATTAAAAAGTATTGATTCAGGCTCTGTATCGAAAATAGACCGCCTCGCAGCAAGCTTATCTAAATTGTCTTCCGTAAAGATTTCGTCATCTATCGGAACACAGTTAAAAAGTATTAGTTCAAATATGTCTGCTATAACACTTGATGGATTATACAATCTTGATAAATTGGGAACAGCCTTGAACCCTTTATCGGGGCTGGGTAAAGCGAGCGGATTAAAGAGTATAATAACACAGCTTGGAAAATTACCTGAGTTAGCTAATACACTTAGAGCAATGAATCTAACTCAGTTTACAAACGATATACAAGCTCTATCAAATGCATTAGCACCTCTTGCAAACAGGCTGGATATAACAGCTAGTGCATTTACGAGATTACCGGCTAATATAAAACGTACTGTGTCAGCCACACGTACTATTCCATCAGCAAATAGAGAGGCCGAGCTTAGCTATGTTAACCTGTGGGCAAAAGTTCATTTAACTATAAATGTATTAAGAAGAGCTGCAGGTTTTTTGAGCTCTTGGATAACAAAATCTAATCAGTATATTGAGGACTTAAACCTTTTTAATGTATCAATGGGTAAATATGCTAAAGAAGCTAAAAAGTATGCTGATATTGTCAGTGAGGCAGTCGGTATAGACCCAGGCGAATTTATGCGTAATCAGGGTATATTTAATACCATAGTTAAAGGTTTTGGTGTTGCTGAGGACAGGGCGTATTTGATGTCTAAGAACCTAACACAGCTTGGATATGATATTTCATCTTTCTACAATATACCTTTTGAAAACTCAATGGAAAAATTACAGTCAGGTATTGCAGGAGAGTTGGAGCCTTTACGTAGACTGGGTTATGACCTGTCAGTAGCTAGATTACAACAGGAAGCATACACATTAGGTATTAATAAGAAAATATCGGCAATGACACAGGCTGAGAAATCGGAATTGAGATACTATGCTATTATGACACAGGTAACAGCTGCACAAGGGGATATGGCTCGAACACTGGATGCACCTGCCAATCAGTTGCGTGTACTCAGTGCGCAGTTAAACTTAGCAGCAAGAGCACTTGGTAATTTATTTCTACCAGTGTTAAAGATGATTTTACCTTACGCTATCGCGGCTGCTAAAGTAATACGATATCTTGCGGAATGTGTGGCTAGTTTCTTTGGTATAAAGCTGGCGGATTTTTCAGGTGTATCAGAAATGGAGGGTCTATCTGATAACGCTAATAACGCAGCCGGAGGTATAGGAAAAGCAAGTAAGGCTGCTAAAAAGCTGAAAAATGCACTATTAGGAATAGATGAATTGAATATCATTTCAGAGGATAACGATTCCGGGAAAAATAAAGACGGTGCAGACGGTGCTGGAGCAGGTGGTTTAGGTATCAAATTACCTGAATATAATTTTTTGAAGGGTGTTAAGGAACAAACTGATAAAATCTTTGAGGGAATGAAAAAGAAACTAAGCGAGATTCTACCTATAGTTGGTGCAATTGGTGCAGCATTTGCCGCTTGGAAGATAGCCAAAGGAATTACTGATTTTATTAGTTATCTTAAAACAGTAAAAGGGTTTAAGTTATCTTTTAAAATAATAGGATTAGCTGCTTTTTTAGATGATTTAAAAGAATTTCGAAATACTCTTAAAGATATTCAGAAGAATGGGTTAAATTTCGAAAATGGATTTAAACTAATAGCTAATGGTATCGGAATGGTAGGAGATGCTTTAATTTTACTGGGAAATAGTAAAGTAGGCGGAGCCTTAAAAGTAATAGACGGATTCCTTACGATAGTTTCCGGAGCAATAGGGTTATCTAAAGATGGTTTTAATTGGGATGATCTAAGTAAGATAACAGATGGTTTGTCCGATTTTGCTATCGGCATTGGTTTAATGCAGGGTAATTTTGCGTTAGTTGCTGGTGGTTTTGCACTAAAATCAATTAAAGGCGTAATAAAGCAAATGCAGAACATTATAACTGCTATAAAAACGGGAGATTGGAGTGTAGTTGATTGGATTGATTTAGCGGAAAATGCTGTAATTGCAGTTATTGGTTTCGCAGGCTGCCTGGTTAAATTAAAGACAATTAATACCGGAGGCAAGACTGCTGAGACGATAGGAAATAAGCTTACAGGACTTAAGACAGTAACTGATACCGTGGGTACAACGACAGGTGGACTTAATACATCCGTAGGTACACTTACAAGTAAATTAAAAAACCTTGTTATTAATTTAGGACTTGGTATTGCGGTTATAGCTGAGGTCGCATTGAGTGCCATGCTTATTGTAGGAGCAATATATGTGCTAGGTAAAGAATTAAACGCCGTAGCAAAGGCTTGGGAACCTATTGTTGGAAAAAAAGGTTCCGGTACCACAGTGCTTAAAGCCTTAGGGGCTGGCACATTATTATTGGGTGCTGTAGGGGCGGCGGTATACGCTATAGGTGAAATTACAGTAAAAGGTGGAGGGAAATTAGCTTTAGCAATAGGAGTTGGAACAGCAGTATTGGCCGAAATAGGCGTGGCTACAGGTGCTTTTCTCATTGAAATATGGGCGGTAGGTAAAGGTTTACAGAAAATTGAGAAGAAATGGGCACCGGTTCTTGAAAAAGAAGAAACCATAAAAGACGCATTAGCTAAAGGTACGGCTCTTCTTACGGCGATAGGAGTTGCAACAGGTGTACTTGGTGCAATAACTTTAGCTAGTGGTTTGACAATTCCATTAGCAATTGCAGCCGGAGCAGCTTTATTAGGAGAAGTCAGTCTGGCAACGGTATCATTTATAGCAAATCTTACGGATGTTGCCAAAGCGTTAGGCGATGATTTAGCACCGGAACTAGAAAAATTAAATAAGAAGCTCCCTAACTTAAATGACAATACCAAATCATTTGTAGATTATATGACTAATTTTGCAAAAGAAGTAGTTAAGTACACAGAGGCAGACGTAGTAGCTGGGCTTGCAGCAACAATTGACACCATAATCGGATGGTTTACCGAAGATCCAATAGATAAACTTGCTAAAGATGTGAACAAAATCAACGGGCAAACTAAGGGGTTGAATGAAAAACTTAATGTGGCCGTACCAGAATTAAGGAAGGCTAAAAATCTCTTAACCAGTTATAGAACATTTCTAACACAAATTGAAGAACTTACAAAAACAAATATCAAACTTTCTGACGGAATGTTTGTAAATATGAAAGAAGTGGGGGAAAAGATTGTAACAGGTTTTGTTGGAGGAATAACATCAAAAGCTAGTGATTTTGAAAATGCCGCAAGTAGTTTAGTAAATGGATTCAAGACGAAGTTAGAGGAGAGTTCCACTAACAGTAAGACAGCAATAGTGAACTGGGCGACCAACATTCTTATATGGTTTACCAATGACCGTATGGGTGGAATCAACTCTACAAAATGGCAGGACAACGCTAAGAATATTATTACAGGATTCAAGGATGGTATAACAAACAATAATGTTGACTCTAAAGTAAGTGTAACGAACTGGGCTGGTGACATTATTAAATGGTTTAGTGATAAAACCTTTGGTAATGTGAATAAAGACACCTGGGAGCAAAATGCGAAAGACATTATCGGAAGTTTTAAAAGTAGTATAAGTCAAAATAAGAGTGATAGTGAGTCCGCTGTAAAAGGATGGGGAACAAGTGTTATAGGTTGGTTCAATAGACCTGATAAAAATACACTTAAAACTGAATTTAAGAACATTGGGAAGAATGTGATTTCCGGATTTACGGAGGGGGTGGGAGATTATACACTCAGGTCACTGGCTGAGCAGTCAATACGAAATTTTGCAAGATCTATTATTGCAGCCGCCAAGTCTGAATTGCAGGTACATTCTCCATCACGAGCATTTAAGGATATAGGACAGTTTGTAGTAGAGGGGTTTAACATAGGACTCACTTCTAAAATGTCAAATACATACTCGATAATGGACGAATGGATTGAGCGTGTAAGCAGTTATGAACCTGAGTTATCTCTTGAAACATCAGGATTTAATTCACTTGGAGGGGGAAGTTATACCAACCGGGTTTTGGCTGAACATATTTATGAACAGTCCAGCTCATACAACGGTAATCATTCTTCAGATTCAATGGGGCGTACAATGCGTGAGTTTTACAGAGAGTATGTTGAACCTACCCTCAAAGAGATAGCAAGTGACACAAAGAGACAGGCTGATAAGTCAGAAAAGACAATAGTACAGATAGGAAATAGGACAGTTACAGATGCTGTAATAGAACAGCAAGACGCTAATGGATACTCGTTTACTTAATTAGGAGGTGGTAATAAATGTCATATATTGCTATAAATGGTCATCCTTTACCTCCTCCTAAAAGAGGGGTGTCGGTAGTTGTGACTACTGTAGTAAATGCGGGTAGAAATACTAACGGAGCTGTTGTTGGACAGAAAGTAGGAAGAGACCAGTATAAAATAGATGGTTTAGAGTGGGCGTGGCTTACTGCAGCACAATGGGAGAATATACTATCAATATTGGATAGTTTTTTCGTAAACGTAACATTTAATGATCCAGTTACCAATTCGCGAAAAACAATAAGAATGTATCCTGGAGATAGAAGCGCAGAACCTTATTGGGTAGATAAGAACGATAAGCCTACTCATTATACAAATTGCAAGTTTAATCTGATTGATACAGGAGGAAAGTAATGCAGAGAGTTTCTAACGAATATAGAACCAGTATGAAATCCCCTCTGAGAGAGAGAGGATATATAATGGTGTCTTTCGGTCTTGTCAATCAGGTAGCACAAGCAAACGCACAAGTACGTCCCGGTGAGCATGCCTATTTTTCTAACTCTGAAATATTCAGAGATTATAAGGAAGAGCCTATTTACGGAACATTTGAAGAGAACTTCACAAAGGTAGACGGTTCTATGTGCTTTCTACCTCGTGAGGGAATGGGAGTATATTATGACAACGGTCTGATATCTGAGGATATAGTTGCAGACCGAGAGTGCGTAATTGAAATCAGTCTGAGAAGCGTAACGACAAACGTAAAGGGATTATCCATTCTCTTTGGAGATAACCACCCTGTAAGTTTTGATGTAATAGCCAATACAGGACAGAAGATAGAAGTTAGGGATAATACAAAGTCAGAGTGGACTACGGAGGAAGTCTTAAGGAACATAAACGCAGTTAAGATAACTATCAAGTCTATGAAACTTCCTAAAAGCCGTGTGAGGATATTTGCGATAAAGTTCGGATACGGTCTTGTGTATGACAATGATTCCGTGCTGAGTTCAACATTAAACAGTTATGTATCTCCTATAGGAGCAGACTTATCACAGATTGATTTTTCAGTACAGATTAAGAACTACGATCATTACTTTAATGTTGACAATCCTAATTCAGTGGTTCACTTCATTGAGACAGGTCAGGAAATGAATGTAATGTACGGTTATGAGCTTCCTAATTCAAAAAAGATTGAATGGATCCAGGGTACACGATTGGTGTGTTCCGGTTGGGAAAGCGACGACAATACAGCAACAATAAGATGTCAGGATGTGTTGCGAAATATGTCATCTGAGTATCACAAAGGTACATACAGCGATAATGGTAGAGATTTTTACAGTCTTATACAAGAGGTTTTAACAGATGTGGGTATTACACGGTATTATATTGAGCCTTTATTGAAAAAGGTATATACCAAAAATCCAATACCTAAAGTAAAGCACAAGGAAGCATTACAGATTTTATCTAATGCCTGTAGGTGCACACTATCACAGTCAAGACATGGTGTAATACAGATAAAATCAGAGTATATGCCTAAAATATCTGTTAGTACAAATAACGAGACATCCTACTCAAAGGTTTCCAATATACTAAAAGACATACCTAAGTCTGAATATGCCTCATTTGCAGAAAATTATACTAAGAGTGATGGTACTATGTTCTTTCTACCGAGAAGTAGAAAAGCCTCACTGGAAACAGGATATGTGTCAAATCAGATATCAGGAGATGATGGGAGATTTACCAATAGTCCTGTTGTGACTTTCGTAATGGATAATACCAGGTCTTATTACGGTATGAAACTGATATTTGGTCAGAGTTTACCTAAGGAATTTATTGTGAGGACTTATGCCGGTACAGTCGAAGTAAATGAATATACTATCAGAGAGAATGACATATCTAAGGAAACGGTAATTATAGAGGAATTTGACGATTGCGACAAAATTCAGATTGAGTTTACTGAAACTGCTACACCTCATAATAGGATAACACTCAATTACTTTAGCTTGAATGATACCGTTAACTTTAAGATGGAACGAGACGAAATGCTTTCATCTCCTAAGTCAATAAAACAGGAGCTTGTAAAAGAGATAGTAGTGCCTTGTTATATTTATCAGAAAGACAATATGGAAGTCAGTTTATTTAACAACAATGTATCGGCTGTAAGCGGTAAGACAGAAACCTTTTACTTTCAAGAGCCAGCATATAATTACCGTGTATTGTTAAATGACGCTAGTGGAAGAGCTGATATTGTTGGATGGGGAAGCTACTATATTGTAATCCGTTACAATGTATCGGGTACTTATAAATTGGACATAAGAGGATGTAAATATAAAATTACGGAGAGATATGCTGTAAAAAAATTAAATGAGGATGGCAAAACAATTAAGTGGAAAAATCCACTAGTGAGTGATATCGAAATGGCAGAGAGGTTAGCTGAATGGTTAGGTGAGTATTATTCCGCTTCAGTTGAGTATGAGTACAACACAAGAGGTAATCCGGAAATGGATTCTGCAGACATTATCTATCAGGAAAATGAATTTGTTGAAAATATGAAGGTGAATGTTTACAGGCAGACACTTAACTTTAATCAGGCGTTTAGTGGTAAGGTTACAGCACGAAGGGTAGGTGGTTAAATGTGGGTTCAACCTAAAACAGACTGGACTAAGAATGATTATTTCAATGCCTCGGATTTCAACCGTATTAAAAACAACCTGGTAAGTCTAAGAGATATTGCCAATAAGATGTATAAGGATTTTGACATCATATCTTTAGGTAATGACAAAACATACAGAGATTACTTCTATGCTGATGAGATAAACACTATTGAAGATAATTTTGAAAAGATAAATAAGCTTACCATCAATGTTGGTTATGGAGAAAAACCAATATATAGAGATAACGGTTACATTATGAATTTTGAAGAATTAAACAGGCTAGAGAAAGCTATGCTTGACTTATATGGTAAGTTAGAAAACCAGTCAGACGGATTGAGACGGCTAACATTCAACTTAGGTAAGAGAGGATGTGATTTATAAGTGGGTTGGAAAAGGTTAAATACGGAGTATAAAGATATTAGTTGGAGTGGGCTAAAAAAGTACACTCAGATTGATAATGACGATGGTACAGTATCATTTCGTGATGATACAAGGTACACAAATAAGGAAAGTTCCTTTTTCGGTGCTAAAGACGCCAATCAGATAAATGAGGCAGTCAATTACATAATGACTAAGTTGGAAAATGGGACAGATTTATATAGTGCTTTTCAGGAGTTTTTTAGTAATCAGAGAGAACTATTTATTAGAGAAAAAGACGGCAAGGTTGACGAAATTAATGGATATATAACAGACTTGAAAGCTCGAGGCGAAACATCGTTAACAACCGTTGAGAGCAGCCATAAGCAGAGAATGAGTGCGTATGAAGATACACAGAAAAATGAGTTTAACAGTTGGTTTGCTCAAATAAAAGACCATTTATCAAGTGACCAAGCTGGTAAATTGCAATTGCAGATTGAGGATTTAAAAATCCTGTTAGATGGTTTCGCTGCTAAAGAAACAATCTTCTCAGATGATGGCAATACTATAACAGAAAAAATAGGCAATAAAAAACTTGTAACTGAGTTCATATCTGACAGTGTTATTACTAAGAAGTTATATGTTAGTGATGTATTAAAACTAACCAAAACCACTACGTTCTCAGAAGACGGTAAATTAATTAAGGAGGTAATAGCGTAATGAGTTGGGATGAAGTTAAGAAAATCAATAGTGACATGAAAGTACCCTTAGATGTGTATCAATATCTGAATGATTATAAGTTGTGGGGCAAAGAATCCTATGTTTATCAGGATAAAACCAAACTTCACAAGTTGTATGAAACAAGCGTTGTCTCAATGAATGATTTGGAGCTGAGTGGAGAAGCGTTAGAGTATTTGGTTATCAATAATAAGCACATCGGAAAAGCACTTGGTAATGTGTATGGTATCGGCGGAAAAGACACCTTATCGACCTTACCCACAATGTCCGCTGTATTAGCTTCCAGTACAGCAATGTCCGCTGTATTAGCTTCCAGTACAGCAATGTCCGCTATAGCA